ATAGAATACTAGCAGCGGAACAACTAGACCCATTACCACACTACACAGTCCTTGACTCGTCTTGCTGGAACAAGACGGGTTTTGGGCCTTCGATTGCAGAAGTAATGATGCGACAGGGTGTTCGCTGGACGCCAGCAGACCGCAACCGCATTCAAGGCAAAATGGAAATACACCGCCGTCTAGCTGACAATCCGTACACGGAGGAACCTCGCATCCGTTTCTTTTCTACGTGCAGCAACATAGTCAAACAGATTGCTGGCATCCCGCTCTCCAAAACAAACAGCGAAGACGTGGATACAAAGGCAGAGGATCACGCATACGATGCGTTGCGCTACGGAATGATGACACGCATGAGTGGCTACGCTTCCATACACCAACAGCTAAGTTCTATAAAGAACCACGTCCACCAAGTTCAAGACGAAGTATTCGGATACTAACCTATGGCACTCACCGAACTAGAGTTTGTAGAAAAGATGAAGGCTGGCACCGCTACTGTGGAAGAGGCTATCAGCTTTGCTAGATCACGTCCGACAATCAGTCCCAACGCCAAAAAAAGAATAGGGGCACTTACTTCAGGATTTAAAAAAATGGGCTTGGATATTACCATGCCCTACAAAGACCTTAAAGATGATAAAGTTTTAAAACTTTTTACAAAAGAAAATAGCCCAGATAAATCAAATCGTGCGCCCAACCTTCAAGCGTTAGAAAACAACATAAAAGGTTTGTTTGATAAGTATGCAATCTCCGGTGTAATGGAGAAAGTTCCGGGCAGCGATATTGAAGTAGCCATGTACCCACAGCTTACGGGCACGGGGACTGTAGCTGGAACTCAACGCACAGGCATGGCGGGTGAGCGTCCCATGCGTGGTCTTCTTCCAATGGAAGACTTTGCCAAGATATACGCCGAAGCTGTGCCCCTCATTCAAGAAGAGTACGGGCAAGCCACCGCCGATCTTGCAAAGTATCATGCAACAACATCTCACAGACCTTCTCAATTACAAGGTCTAAAAAAATCTGACGTTACTGTTTCGGGCAACACAATCACAGTAGCCGGTAAAAAAGTAACAAAAACTGATAAAAAGGGACGCCCTCCTCTAACTTTTGATTTAGATTCGCCAACGGGTCAACTACTTAAAAGAAATCTAGACTCATCTAAGTCTGAATTTTTATTTGATACTAGCACTGCAAATTTTGACGATGCGTTTGCCAAGCATATTACCCCTCGTCTTGAACAGTATTCAGAGTTACTACCTCTTGCAGAAATAAAAGTTGAAGGTCCAGACGGAATACAGCTTTCTGAAAAGCCAGTTACTACCCCCTCTGCCATACGCTCTATTGTTCCTAAAATTATGTTGGATCAATACAACATTCCAGAGGCACTTGTACAGGGAGTAATGGGACATGTCAATGACAGCATTCTTCGTAAAAACTATGCAGGTATTGCGCCGTCAACAGATATTCCTAAACTTCTTGAAAATCCATCCAGTTTTGCAGTGGGAGACTTCGGCACAACGCCTAAGAATATCAATATAGACCTTCTGTCTGATGAGGACAGGGCGGCACTGATAGAAGATCAGAAGCTTACAATAATTGAAGAAGAAAAAGCAAGACGGGCTGCTGCAGGGGCTTCTATTGCGGAATCACAAGCCGCAGAAATAAAAGCAAAAGCTTCTGTAAGCCCAGACGACATAGCTAGGGCAGCAGAAGTTGACATAGAAAAAGTAAAAGCCGATGAACTACGCCGCATTCAGGAAAAAGAAATAAGAGAACAAGTAAGAGTTGAACAAGGCGTTTCAAAAAATGTTCCTGTAGAAAAGCCAATGCCCGGTGTTACTCCTGAATTAGAAGAACAACTAAAAAAAGACGGAGTGTGGGAGGCGTTTAAAGCAAAGGCTGCAAAGGCTGGAAATATACTGCCCTCTGCTTTTGCTGGAACCATGATAGGTAACGCCCTTTACAACCTAGCAGAAGACCCTGAAGAGTTTGTTGGGTATCTTACTAGAGACGCTGCAATAGAAGGTGCGCTACGTGCCATGCGATTTTCTAATCCTGTACAAGCCGCATCAACTATGATTATTGAACCAATGGCCCAACAAGCCACACCAGAACAAAGCATGGTACAGCCCGAACTTATCTATGCGGAGCCAGATGGTAAGTTTGTTGACCCCAAATTGGAGTTAATGCGGCGTCAATCTGTAATTCAAAAAAATGTAGACGACATGTCCAGCATTGCAACTGAAGATGCAGGATTTGTTACAACAAACAGGGAACCTGAAGCCAGCCCTGCCACTGATTCTGGCTTCTTAAATATGCAACCACAACCATAGGGGAGAGAAACCTATGCCCGGTAATAACTACAACTACGGTGCATCGTACATTATGAACGCAGACAAGACTAGCGTTGATAAAGACGAAGGCGCATCACAACTGTACCGCGAAGGTTTGGAATTCGACACTCGTGTACAGACAGGCCCAATGATCGAAGCAATGCCAAAGAAGCAAACAAAAGCTACGGTAGAAGCTTCACTTTTTAAAATGGCAGACGAACGCGACTACTAAGGAAGCGACATGTCCGATAATTTTCTAGAACCGGAAGAAGAACGAGCGATTCCGATAACCAACCCTGACGAGCAGATGCCCGGACTTGCGGGTCACATACGGGCACGGTTTGACGACGCAGAGAACGGACGGTTCTCAAACGAACAGCGATGGCTGCAAGCGTACAAAAACTTTCGTGGAATCTACGACAGTACAACGCAGTACCGCGACAGCGAGAAGTCAAAGGTGTTCATTAAGATCACCAAAACAAAAGTCCTTGCTGCGTACGGACAAATTATCGACATCTTGTTTGCCAACAAAAAGTTCCCACTTGTCGTGGAGTCAACTCCGATGCCAGAAGGCATTGAAGAGTTTGCTCACATGCGTACCCCCGCTGACGAACTAGATCAACAACCAAGTGACCCCTACGGGTTTCCGGGGGATGGACGTGACTTAGCACCCGGTGCCATGAGGGCGGATGATCCACACAAACTGGGATCGTACGGTAAAGACTTTGGTGACATGATCCTTGCGGGCAAGTCCCGTGTGGGTGAACCACAGTTTGAACCTGCAAAAGAACAAGCACGAAAGATGGAGAAATGTATCCACGATCAGTTGCTTGACACCAACGCCGTCAGTGAGTTTCGCAAAGCTATCTTTGAGTCAGCACTGTTTGGTACGGGAGTGATCAAAGGCCCGTTTAACTTTTACAAGCGGGTACACAAGTGGACAACCAACGAAGAGGGTGAGCGGGAGTACACCCCGTACGAACGCACTGTTCCTCGCATTGAACACGTTTCGTGTTGGGACTTTCATCCTGATCCCTCCGCCACGTCTGTAGAAGACTGCGAGTACGTCATCGAACGGCACCGTATGAACCGGCAGCAGCTACGCAGCCTTGTCATGCGCCCACACTTTGACGCCCAAGCAATCGAAGAGTGCCTTGCAAAAGGACCAAACTACGAAGATAAATACTACGAAGACACCATTCGTGAAGACGAAACAGAACCGCACATTTCTGAAAACAGATACGAAGTTCTTGAGTATTGGGGTGTTCTTGACGCAAAGTTTGCAAAAGAAGTAGGCTTTGAGGGCGCAGAGAACATGTCAGAGTTTGACCAAATGCAGGTCAACATCTGGGTGTGTGGTACAATGATCCTTCGTTGTGTGTTGAATCCATTCACACCGGCACGTATACCCTACCAGTCGTTTCCGTTTGAAATCAACCCCTATCAAATCTGGGGTGTTGGCGTTGCGGAAAACATGGAAGACGCACAGATGCTGATGAATGGTCACGTTCGTATGGCAATCGACAATCTTGCCCTCGCTGGCAACCTTGTATTTGACGTGGACGAAGCGTCCCTTGTTCCCGGACAAAACATGGACATCTTTCCCGGCAAGATATTCCGCCGTCAGTCTGGAGTCACTGGCACCGCTGTCAACGGACTCAAGTTTCCAAACACAGCCGGTG